GGTCTTATCTGTCTATACCACCAGCAAACGAAACACTAGCGGCAGAAAAAATAGACAAAATGGTTATTGAATCTATGTGGGCCGTAAGCCAATGGTCAGGAGATTTTAATCCTGCACATATGCATGACGGAGATCTATCAGGTGTTTTTTACACAAAGATGCCAGAGAGCATTGATAAAGAAAGAGCAGTAGAAGATCATTACCCTAGTATAGGTGATATAATTTTTATGTGCGGTGATCCTAAAACTTTTAGTGGACATAAACTGCAACACTCACCAGAAGTAGGCGATATATTTTTGTTTCCATCCTGGCTTACACATATGGTTTACCCTTTTAGAACACCAAATGAAGAAAGAAGATCTGTGTCTTTTAACTTACGTTTAGTTTCAAAGGATGCAACTTTAACCACGGATGAACATAAATAACGTACCAATGGTAAGAATTACTTGGCTTGATGCTAAGGATATGGAAACAGGTTGGTTGCCCGTAAAAGACATAATGGATGCTCCGTTGGCCGTTTGTCAAGAAGTAGGATACATGGTTGTAAACAATGATGACAAAATTGTAATTATGAGATCTTGGTGCGTGGATAAAGATGACAATCATGGCGGCGGTGCTATTGCCATACCAAGAGGTTGGGTAAGAAAAATAGAATATTTAAAAGTAGAGTATGCAACACAATAAAGATACTAAATTCGTTATGTACGTTGACGATTTTTTATCTATCGAAACTTTAGAATCACTACAAGAAACTTTTCTAAATTTAAAATTTAGTGAAGTGAAAAACCCAGAGGGTCAAATATACGGATACAGACACACTTTTCCTCATAGTTTCCATACGGATCCATTATTAAAAATAATAAAAAATTATTTTTTTCCACATAGAAATTTAGTTCCAATATCAGTCAGTGCACATTTAAGACAAAATGATAAAGAGCCTTTATTTCATGTAGATGTAGAAAAAGATAATGTTGCAAATTTTTTACTTTTTGTGAAAGGAGATCCTTTGTTTAATAATGGCACAGGTTTTATGACAGGTAGCTCGTTATCAACCCATATAGGTTTTATAGAAAACAGAGCGTTATTTTTTAATGGTAGTAAAATACCACATTCGGATTTACAGTCTTTTGGAGACAGTTCTAAAAGATATACACTTAATATTTTTTATAAAGATGAATAAAATATTTATTGGCACTCCTTGTTACGGCGGCATGATTACTGCGGATTACTTTAAAAGTTGCATGCAGCTTGTAGCCTTAGCTGCCTCTAAAAAAATAGAATTACAGTTTGGAACTATAGGTAATGAATCACTTATAACTAGAGCTAGAAATACTTTGGTGCAATTATTTATGGATGGTGATTATACTCATCTTTTATTTATTGACTCTGATTTAGCTTTCAACCCAGAAGCTGTCATTAGAATGCTTGAGTACGACAAAGACGTGGTAACAGGTATTTATCCTAGGAAAACTATTGATTGGATTAAGGTCAAAAAAAGATTGAAAGAAAACCCTAATATGTCTGAGGATGAGTTACTTGCAGCCTCATTACAATATAATTTAAATGTTAAAAATCCTGATAGAATAGAAATGCAAAAGGGATTTATAGAGGTTATGGACGGTCCAACTGGTTTTATGTTAATTAAAAGAGATGTGTTTGTAAGAATGGCAGAGGTTTATCCAGAACTTAAGTTTGTGCCTGATCAACATATTAATCAATCTCACGACAAAGAATTTGATTATCACAAAACATCTGATTGGAATTACACTTTTTTTGACACCATGATTGAACCACAAACTAAAAGGTATCTGTCAGAAGACTATGCTTTTTGCCGTTTATGGCAAAATATGGGTGGTAAAATATACGCAGACATCATGAGTGGCATGACACACTACGGAAATTATGCATTTAGAGGTAATGTTGGAACTCAATTCTTGCCACAAAACAATAAGTAATTTATTATTCCCGCATGCAATTAGTAGACCTTAAATTTAGACCAGGTATAGATAAACAAGACACTGCTTACTCAGCTGGAGACGATAGAAAATATGTTGACTCTGACTTTGTAAGATTTCACTATGGCAAACCAGAGAGATGGGGTGGTTGGGTTAATCTTCCAAATCCTAATGTTACAGTTGTAGGTGTCGTTAGAGATACTCATTCTTGGATAGGATTGGACGGAACAAGATATTTAGCCTTGGGCACGGACAGAAAATTATATATTTTTTCTGAAGGGAAAGTTTATGATATTACCCCTATAAGAAGAACGGCTAGTCTTACAAATCCTTTTGCTACATCAAGTGGATCATCTACAGTAACAGTTACTGATAATGCACATTTAGCTGAGGTTGGTGCTTTTGTTACTTTTGATAATGGCTCTGCCACGAACGTCGTAGATGGTATAGACTTTAACGCAGAGTTTGAAATTTTGTCTGTGCCCACTGCTAACACTTATACAATAGATGCGGGTACAAATGCATCTGGCACTACAGCTGCGGGTGGTGGTTCAACAGATGCTAGTTACCAAATAAATTCTGGTCCAACAACTTCTACTTATGGATATGGTTGGGGAACAGAAACATGGGGTGCAAGCACTTGGGATACACCAAGATCATCATCTAATGTTGTGGTTGCAGCAAGAAACTGGTCATTAGATAATTTCGGTGAAGATTTAATTGCTACAGCTTTGGATGGTGGCACATTTGTATGGGACACATCTGGTGGTTTAGCTGCAAGAGCCACTGCTTTATCAAACGCTCCAACAGCATCAAGGTTTAGTTTAGTTTCAACAGATACAAGACATTTATTAATATTTGGCACGGAGACAACGATAGGTAACTCCGCTACACAAGACGATTTGTTATTTAGATTTTCAGATAGAGAAGATGCAACAGACTATACTCCCGTCGCTACAAACGAAGCAGGATCTTTGAGGATAACAGATGGATCTAGGATTGTTGGCGCTGTAAAATCAACTGGTCAAATATTAGTTTGGACTGATACATCATTACACGGAATACAATTTGTTGGCACACCTTTTACTTTTGGTCTTAGACAACTTGGAGCTAATGCTGGATTAATTGCACAACACGCAGCTATAGAAGTTAATGGAGTTGCTTATTGGATGTCTGACAATGCTTTCTACTTATACGATGGTGTTGTTAAAAAAATGCCTTGCACCGTTCAAGATTTTGTATTTGATGATTTAAGTTACACAAACAAAAATGACATTGCAGTTGGTCTTAATACAGCTTTTAATGAAATAATTTGGTATTATCCCTCAGCTAATGCAACTCAAATAGACAGAGGTGTTGCATACAATTATTTAGAAGGCACTTGGTATACAATAAATCTTGCAAGAACCACATGGTTAGGCGCTTACGTGTATGAAAAACCAATAGCAACAGAATATAGTGCGTCTGCAACTGCAAACGCTACAAGCATATTAGGTTTAACTGCTGGAGCCTCTTCCATATTTGAACACGAATCTGGTAATAATCAAGCTGATGGCACTGCTATCACAGCTTTTTTAGAAACTGGATCTGTTGAAATAGCAGACGGGGATCAATTAATGTCAGTAAACAAACTTGTGCCTGATTTTGACAACTTGGCTAATACAATGACAGCACAATTGACTTTAGAACAATATCCACAATCTTCATCTAATGTCCAAACAAGTGGATCAATAACCAGCACGACAGAAAAAATAAGTGTACGAGGCAGAGGAAGAGCGGTAAAAATCAGATATACAACTGATACAGTTGATGATACACCTTGGAGATTAGGTTCACAAAAACTAGAAATTAGACCAGACGGAAGAAGATAATGGCTAAAATTACAATAACTAGATTACCAAACGCTACACAAGAATATGATGCCAGTCAGTTTGACCAAATGATTAGATTGTTAGATCAAATAGTTTTTCTGCTTAACACAAACTTTCAACAGGATTTAAAAGAAGAAACAGAATCGGAGACTTTTTTCCTTGGCTAATACATTTAGAGGACCTATGTTAGATGTCACTACGACAGACCTAACAACTTTGATAACTGTGCCTACAGCAAATCCTGGTGCAACCCCACCTGTTCCGCCTACTACTATAATAATTAAATCTTTTATAGTATGTAATGATTCTGGTAGTGCTACACTTCTTGATGTTCAAACAGTTAGAAGTTCTGCAACATTCAAACAGTTTCATCAAAAAAGCATAGCTGCAGGAGCAACGGTAGATTTACTAAATCAACACGACGGAATTACGGGAGGCATGATCGTCTTGCAAGAATCTGACGTGCTGAAAGTGCAAGCTAACGCAGCTAATCAAGTACACATAACTGTAGCTGATATGGAAGTTACAAAAGGACAACTGTAATTTTTTGACAGAGAATATAAAAATCTTACGTTTGCCTCATGAAATTATTGACGAATTAGATAATTGGAAAAAAGAGTGTGATAAAATAAAAAATCATAAACTAAGTCATCTAAAATTTCATGATAACGTAGGCTCATCAACAAATTATTATCAAACAAGTGTACCTGAAAATTTAATTAGTTCATCTTATTGGCTTGCTTTTACATTACGTTCATGTGCAGAATTATTTGGGGGTAATCATAGAGATTATTTTATAAGAAAATGGTACGGTCATTTTGATAATTATGATATTTGGATAAATTATTCATACAAAGGTAATTATAATCCAGTGCATCACCACAGTGGTTTTTTATCTGGCATTATTTATTATAGCAATCAGGATAATACAATTTTTACAGAAAATAATTTTCAATACAGAGGAGAAAAAGGCGACATGTTACTGTTTCCATCAACAACTCCTCATCAAGTAAATGTTCAAGAAAAAGATTATGAAAGAGTAACATTTGCTTTTAACATTAATAGGAGTAACGAATGAAGCTACAATCACTATTCATAACACCGGTCTTCATAGCAGAGTGCAAGGGCCACGATCATTTAATAGATAGACTTTATGAAATCAAAGCTAAAGATGAAAAGGGCATGCCTAGATCTAATGTAGGTGGTTGGCATAGTCACGATGATTTATATAAAGATGAAGAATTTAAAAGCACTGTGGGAGATATTTTACTAAATGCAAAAGAATGTTTTAATCATTTAAGTGTGCAAGATAAATACGTACCTGAAATGACAGGTTTATGGGGTATGATTAATCCACCAAGATCTAGAAATAACGTGCACACACATCCTTATAATTTTTTATCAGGAGTATACTATTTAAAAGTGCCTCCTAAAAGCGGAGATTTAGTGTTTTTTGAGCCTAAACCACAAGCTGAGGTACTATCACCTCCTAAAACAAAAAATGCGTCTATACACACTGCTCACAGCGTTAATTTTGAGCCAAAAGAAAATTCATTGATTTTTTTCCCATCATGGTTACAACATGAGGTAAAAACAAATACCTCTAATGAAGATAGAGTTATTTTAAGTTTTAATTTAAATTGGAGAGAAAATGCCTATAATTAAAAACGCAGAACAAATAGGAACTATGACTCTAGAAGATGGTAGAGTTATACCAAGATACAATGTCAAAACTGAAACGACGCTCACTAATACAGAAACAGGTCAAGAATATGAATCAGAGGAAGCTATGCAAGCAGACATTGACGATCCAAACACTTCAACCACTGTTGAAAAAATTAGACGAGATGTTAAAGTATTTGCTCCATCTTTAAGAGATATGTTAGGTCAAACACCTAAATCATAGTAAGCAAAAAAAATTAGTAATACAGTATCTCCATGTGCCACCTAAAAATTGCGCAGGAGAATGATAATTATTTGATGAAAATATAACAGCTCTGTTCTGTTTAAAACCAACATGAGTGTTAATATCAAAGGACGATTGTTTTTTATCTAAAAACAAAGTGCCGTTATTTAAAATCTCTTCACCTTTTATATAAATTAAACATTGTAAATCTGCTGCATGATCAACATGAGGCCTGGCCTTATCTTGTGCATTAGACATTATATATTTAGAAACACAATTTTTTTCTCTGTCAATTTTAAAATTTGTTTTATTT